TTAAACTGCATTTCCTCTTTTTCTTTGGTAGTGGGTACGAGAATCGAACTCGTATTACATGCGTGAGAGGCGTTTTTCTACATCACCTAAAACGCTTATAATTAATATCTTATAATATTTATAAAATCTATTTGCACCGAATTTGCATTAAAAAACGATACTCATGTCCTTTCTTATAAATATCACCTCTTATATTTCATCTTTATCAAAGAACGTTTTCAATACAAAGTTAATCAATCAATCAGAAATAGCAAATATTATTTGTTTGAATTTAAGCTATCTGTTTCTAGTTTATCCGGCTAATAGAAAAAGTACTATTATGACAGCAGTTGATTTTTGTTTTCTTGGTATGATAACTATTTGTACCATCTCTACTATTTTGTTTATTATGGCTCTCTTTACTTATCAATGCAAGCAAGAGGATGAAGAAGAACAAAAATACCAACTAAAGAAAAAGGATTTAGAGGAAATGTGCAATGATGGCATTAAAATATATACAAATATGATGAATCACATAATTCTAAGAGCTAAAGAGAGCGTAGATATACAATCAGATCAATAACTCTGTCATCATTCATTTTTTTTAGAATTTGAATATAATTAGCTTTGTTCTCTTTAGCTGTTTCCTTTGTCATTTGCCTTTTAAAGCCGGGAATGATTGAATCAATAACCATATTAAGACATGTTTGTGCAATATCCGGCGTGTTAGCTTTTAATGCTGCATCTATTGTATATATACAGCAAAACAGCGCACTATCATATTTTTTCTCCATAACGTCCATTCTACTCTGCGAAATTCCATTGACTATTGTTAGCATATATAGATTTTCTACTTTTTGCTTATTGAAATAGCTATCAATTTCATTTCTAGTTCGTTCAACTTCACCTTTTATTCTTTTCTCTATTGTTACTGCATTGTATATCTGCCACCCTATTAGCAATGTTACAAGAAATGATAAAATCCCTACTATCACCCCGATATAGTCTATACCTAACTCCGGTGCGGATGGTAACGAAACGCAAATAGCGACAACGCTGCATATAATCGCAGCGATCGACAAACAGTTGCTCCAATATGACTTAATCCAGTTTTTCATGTTGTTCGGGTTTATTCGATTAGAGAACCATCTTCGAGATTTAATTTAAACGACTTTATTTCTTTGGAACCATCCTTATAGACAAATTCCATGCTAATCTCAACGGTTTCCCCGTTAACATTAATCTCCTTTTGTTTAATAACAACATTTTCGTCTGTGTATTTGTACGACCATAACTCGTCAAATCCTTTTTTAATATCCTTTAAACGGATATAATCATCGAGTATCCAAATAAACCGATAAGTATCGACAGGATGCGTATTGAGGAAAAAATAATAATTTGACATTTCCGATGAATTATATACTAAATCCAATCCACTACTATAAATGTAGAAATCATCACTAGCATATTTCGATAAATCTCCATTTGCCGTTGCTACTATCTCTTTATCATACCAATATATTAACTTATTCGGTCTACCTATCCCATTAGTATATTTTATTCGTTTCGTGATTTTATTATCGCGCAACATTAATAGTTCTGTAATTCCTAATTCGTATTTATCTTCGGAGTATTCTAGTAATATATATATATCTTTCTCATTCTTTTTTATATCTAAAATATAACATCCATTAATCGTATAGCCTTTAGATTCTCCGTAATGCATATTCGCCGTTTGATTAAGTCCTCCTTCTATTACAGTTGGAATCTCGGCGATCTTGTCTTTTGTTTCTGTATTATATATACCGATATAATACGATGCGTCCTTAATCCATGTGCAATATGTCTTTCCGTCAAAGTCTATACTACTATCTTTATCTGGTACGTTAGGGCTTTCGCCTTCGGGCAAATCCTGCTCTTCGTTACTACATGATTGAAAGAATAATGAGGCAAAGATTATTGTAAGTGATAACGTTAATAGTTTATTCATAATGTTTTTTTTTAGTGATTTACTTCTTTGATTATTGAATTACGAATTAAAGCGCTTAATCTCCGCCGCCGTAAAGTCGCCCTCATGTGAAGCGCCTCCGCCTGTATAACAACTATACTTTCCGTCCTGTGTAATCTCTTTGATCCGCATTTGCTTATTCGTCTTTATCTCTACGACCAATTCGCCTATACTAAATTCGGTCGGTTGATTATTGGAGAGCGATACGCTTTTCTTTGGATCGGTCGAGGATAGATACTTTTCTTTGATTTCTCTAATGTCGTTCGTCATTCCCCAGATTTTGAAGAATAGGACGATTTGAAGTACGGCGAATAATGCCGCGATGAAGCCGAAAAATGTTCCCATGATGATTTGTTTTAGTGGTTGATAACTATTTTAGAGATTGGCATTACCAATTATCTTTATCGCTATTATTGGCAATTGTCATTATCTCTTTTTCGAAAGTTTCTGCCGCCCCTACAGTGTGGGCATAACAGAACCATATATTTGAGAAACTAGCCTTTCGATGTTTCATCGGACATTCTTTCCAAAAAGGAAAAAATGATTTTAGTTTATATTTATTTTTGCTTATCGTTTGTCCTGATACTCCATTTTTTACAGTGTTTTCTATTTCGTCTGTTTGTATCGAAATGCGGCATTTATAATCTTTTACTTCTATTTTGATTGCGTGCTTGCATTTAGATTCTGTTAATACACCCCATGTTGACATGCTACTTTCGAAAAAGATTCCCTTCCCAAAAATTGTTCCTAACTCCTTGTCTTTATTTTGTATGACTTCCTTAGAGTCTTTATATATATTAGATAGAGCTTCTAGCGCTGCAATGTATATCTTATCTTTTTCTATATTGGGGAGTTCTACAACTTTGATTATTTTTATTCCTTCTTCCGTTTCTGTGAAATTCGATTTTATAGAGTCGAATAATTCGATGATCTCATTAGATTGTTTTTCGTACTTACTTTGCGAATTTGCAGGCAAAATAAGCAGTGAAAATATCGCTAATAATAGTAGCTTCTTCATGTTGTTTTGTTTATTTACGGTTTACATCATTGTATTTTTTCTAATGCTTAACTTAACGAGCGCCATCGCGCGGACTCTACTAAGTGCAATATCTTTCGGATCGTGGTATGCGTTATGACTTACTAGCTTGACAAAATCATCTCCTTTATCCGAGTGATTCACATATTTAACGGTCAAAAAATCGTCTCCGTCGAGGTCGAAGGAAACTAAATACATTTCTCCGTAAATGACTTCTTGAAAGTCGTGCAGTTCTTTGTATACGATAATATCACCAGATTTAAGAAGAGGATACATACTATCACCTGTCACATATACAGCACCATCACAACGCGGCATATCTGGGATGCTAATTTTACCTAGTATATTTTGTCGTTTGTTATCAAACAGTGTTTTTAAATTTGCGGCTGCACTAACATCGTATAATAAAACTTCTTGTTCAGTTAGTTTCTTTTCCTTTGTCTTTGGTTCATTTAGTATCTGAATGTTAGGATTGCTTTTTATCATCTCTCCTTTTCCGGTAAGTAACCAATCGGAAGAAATATTTTCGCATTTTGCGAAAATTAGATCGTAGTCTAACGTATCTCTTGATAGCCATGAACTAATAGTTGACGGAGCTACACCTATATACTTCGCAAATACGGAGGGCTTTCCATCGCTGTAGTAGTCGATTATCGCCTCTAATCTTTCTTTTTTAGTCATAATTTTGCGTTTTGCGAAATTATTTCGCGAATTGTTTTGCGTTTTGCGAAATAACTTCTATCTTTGTCGCATCAAAGTTAATCAATCAATCAAGAAATAACAAATAAAAGTATAGAATTATGAAAGCAGGAATGATCGGAGACGTAGAATTTAAAAAAGCGGGAAGTGAAACAGTATGTTGTGTAAGTTTAATTAATACAACAGTCGGACAAAGATTCTTAGCGTGTACGCTTTCTAGTAGCAAGACTTTCAAAACGTTCAAAGGCGCGGAGAAGTTTATGAACTCATTCGGATACCAGAAGATTTAATATTAATCCGTAGCCCTTCGGGGCTACATAATAGATACGATTATGAAAGCGACTTTAACCAGAAAGACAGACTTAGAGATATTAATCGAAAGCCGTGATAAGAACGCCATTAATGCGTTAATTGAACAAAAAGAAATAGCATTAGAAGAGGCTATTAACAATGCAGAATGGTATGCAAGTATCGGGCTTGACGAAATGGCAGATAATGAAGTAGCAAGGCAAGAAAAACTAATAAGAGATATAAAAAAGTTGAAAGCAGCAATATAAGTTTAAACAGCAGGGTGAAAGCCCTGCATAATACGATACACGATAATGAACACAACACCAATTAAACCGACACTGCAAGCGATGGAAGTAGGGAGACAAACCTACTTTCCACGCAACCGCAGAAAATCAGTGAGAACGACCGCGTCCGATTTAAAAACCGATGAAGGAAAAGTTTTTAAAACTTGGATCGACGGAGATAACATTTATGTTGAACGCAAAGAATAATACGGCAATGGGACGAACTAGAGTAACCGGAAAAGTTGAGCCAATAGTAAAGAAGTGGCTTAGTAAAGATGAAGCAAAATCCTATATAGGATGCTCGGATGATTTTTTGAGAACGTTACGAGAAAAAGCACTAGTTTCCTTTTCTCAATTTGGAAAAATGATCTGGTACGATTTATCGAGTATAGATAGATTCATACAGAGTAATAAGATCGTATAAAATCAAACACTATGCTAACACTAAAACAAAGTCCCGCCGCTATTTTCTTAATGCTTTTAGCGTGCAGCCTCGCAGAAGGCGAACCGGAGCCGGGCAAATTGATTATCGCACTATTGATCGTATTCATCACGTTTGTCTATGTGCTAGTTTGTAACTATCTAAATGTGAAACGACATGGCGGCGAATCCTCAATGTATCGGTAATTGTCGAATATGCACGGTTCTTGGCGCGTGTCCTGCTGATACTCTAGTTTGTGAAGATTGCGGCGAGGAAATCGAACCGGGAGAAGAGATTGAATTAGAAGTCGAAACGTATGAACGTGGCAGACGCGACACGAAGATAATAACGGTTTGCGCTCACTGTTATGAGTCGCTTTATCAGGGTGAATCGGATAATTTTAATAATGACTTTTTAAAATCAAAACAAAATGAATGAACTTTATTGGATTGAAAGGCTAGATGCTGTAAATGTAACTTTTGTAATTATACTTATAGTTGCACTTGTATGGTTGGTTTATGTATTTATCGAATCGAATGTCGAATCTTATAGTGAAAAAGAATGTATCGACAAAGGGATATATAAAGCGAAAAAAGTATCCTATGTTATTATTGCAATTTCTCTTTTAATATTGATTTTTACCCCTACAACAAAAGAGATGTATCGCATTATAGGTATTGGAGAAACGATAAACTATTTGCGTCAAAACGAAGCATCAAAGGAATTGCCGGATAAATGTATCAAAGCGCTTGATCTTTTTTTGGATAAGATTACAGGAGATAATAAAGAAACGAATAGTAATAACACAACACGATAATGACACATTGGAAAACTCAATTTAATTATGACTATCTAGGCGCTTACAGCCTACCGGATGGGAAAGATATAATTCTCACCATACGGGAAACGAAAAAAGAACAGGTAGTCGGTACATCTGGAAAGAAAGAAGAATGTTTCGTCGCTTATTTCTTCGAGAATGTAAAACCGATGATTCTCAACCGGACGAACTGCAAGACTATGACGAAGATTTTCAAAACACCGAATTTCGAAGAATGGGTAAATAAGCAAATCCAAATCGGTTCGGTAATGGTTGACGCTTTCGGCGAAAAGGTTGATTCGCTCCGTATTCGTCCATTCATTCCGAAAGTAGAAAACTCATTGCCTACGGTTGAAACCGGATCGGCAATCTGGAAAAATATCCTCGACGGTCTGGCGGGCGGTTTTACGGTCGCGCAAGTCCAGACGAAATATAAACTAACTAAAGAACAAATCAAAGAATTAGTAGCACATGAAATCAAGTGAACAAAAAGAAATCGAATGGAAGGAAAAGAGACGGGGCAAAATAACCGCCTCTACGCTTCCCGATCTGATGAAAGCGGGCAAAGGTTGTCCCTTTGGCAAAGCCGCGTTAGACGCGATGTATTTAGTACGGTACGAGCGTAGAACCGGGACGATGCGAGAAAACGGAAGTAACAAGGCGTTTGATTGGGGACATGAAAACGAACCGCTAGCAGTCGAATGGGTACGGAGCCAGTTAATGAACGAAATCAAGTCGTGTACAACCGATTTTAAGGACATTGTTTTCAATGAACCGTTTGAAGGATTCGGAGATTCACCCGATTTCTATGTATACGGATTTGATGGAAAAGTTATCGCTCTGGGCGAAATCAAGTGCCCGATGTCGCAAGGAAAAATCGAATCACTGCAATTCGGAAATACCATCGACGAAAAAGACGAATACTATTGGCAATTCCTCGGACACTTTTTAGGTCGCCCGGACGTAGACAAATTGTATTATGTCATTTATGACGGCTATACAAATGAAGGTCGAATACTTGAAATGAATCGCGCCAACCACGCGGATAATATAAAGAAACTCTATGATCGAATCCGGTTGGCTAGCGAGATGATAGACGAATCTATCCGTTCCGGTCTGGACTTGCTTGATTGTGTCGATAAGGCAAAAGAGGTTTTAAAATTAAAGATGCAGATCGAGGCATTAAAGCCGGAAGCGAAAAACAGTGTTCCGGTTAAAAATCAGATTTATAAGATACGGAAGGAATTAAGGAAACTGACGAATAAAGTACCGTCACAACACTAACACAACACGATTAATCACATTTTTATAAACACTTTAATAAACACGAAATTATGCACACTTGGTTTTTATGTAAAATCCGTTACGAGAAAGTAATGGAAAACGGGATGCAAAAGAAGGTAACTGAACCGTATTTGGTCGATGCGCTAAGTTTTACCGAAGCAGAAGCACGAATAATTGAAGAAGTAACGCCGTTTATCTCCGGTGAGTTTACAGTGTCCGACATTTCCCGCGCACATTATAGCGAGATATTTACAAGCGAAGAGGATTCCGCCGATAAATGGTTTGCCGGGCGACTCGCTTTTACTACACTTGACGAGAAAAGCGGCAAGGAGAAGCGAACGTATACGAATGTACTTATACAAGCCGCAGACATTCACGACGCAATGAAGAAACTCGACGAAGGAATGAAAGGAACGATGGCGGATTATTCTTCGATTCTTCTCAAAGAAACGGCGATTGTAGATGTTTATCCGTATGAAGCGAAAAAATAAATACTTTACCAAATAATATTATTAACCAATAATGCCGCCGAAAAGGACGGCGTGAGGTGAAAGCCCTCGTATTTAAGTTTAATGTTCTACGTCTAATCAGCGTAGTGAATATCTGGTTAGACGACAAATAGTTTTAAATATATGGCAAAGTATAACAATGTAAAAATAGACGGATACGACTCTAAAAAGGAATATCGACGCGCTAAGGACTTGAAACTACTCGAAAAGAAGGGGATTATAACCGGATTACAAGAGCAAGTAAAATACGAGCTTATTTCGCCTCAATATCGTTTCTATGAAGTGCAGGGAGTGCGGAAGATGCTATGTAAAAAGAAGCTGATCGAACGAGGAGTTTACTACATCGCGGATTTCGTTTATTATCGAGATGGTGAGTATATCGTCGAAGATACTAAAGGTGTTCGGACAAAGGATTATATAATCAAACGTAAGCTCATGCTTTACGTTCATGGAATTAAAATAAAGGAGGTATAAGAATGGTGAAGAAAACAGCACAAAAGCAAGTAAAACACGATTGTCGAACGTGTCGCAACGGAGGAAGAGAGAATAATTTTATTTGCTATTGTTCCGTCCTGAAAGTAGGGCGGGCGATCGGGATAAGGATTTGTAGTTATTATGTCGCTCGATAGACTTTATAAGTGTGATGAATATAGACGGATATACGCTAACCGAAAAGATGCGAAAAGCGCGACGACGTTTCAGATTTACCGCCACCGAACAAGCCCTTTTTTACGAATTAGTGGCTATTTGTAACGGCGAAGATTGGAGGGACGTTTTCGATTGCTCGAACATTGAACTTTGTTTTGCGCTTAACGTGAATGAGAAAACACTAATAAAAGCCCGTGAGTCTTTAATAAATGCAGGATTGATTTATTATAAATCTGGTAAGAACAAACGTATTATAAGCTCTTATTCTTTCGTGAAGGAATTTAAAACCACTGTAACTACTACTGTAAATTTTGCAGCCAATCAAACAGCCAATAAGGGAGCCAATCAGACAGCCAATGATACAGTAGATAAGACAGCCAATGATACAGGGGATAGTACAGACTATAATAAACTAAAACAGAAACCAAACAGAAATATACTCTCTAAAGTCTCTCATGGAGATTTTGATTTTATATCTGACGAGTTTTTAGAAGCGTTTTCGCTCTGGCTTGAATACAAGAAAGACAGGCGGCAAAATTACAAATCGGAAAAGTCACTAAAAGCGTGTTATAACAAACTGGTAAAATTGAGCAAGAATGATCCGGTGATTGCGGAGCAAATCGTAAATGAATCGATTGCTAATAATTGGTCGGGGTTATTCGAACTAAAAAACGATAAATGCGAATATGGAAACAAGAAGCAAACAGACTCTACCGATAGCGGCGATTCTATCATACGGACTACCGTACTATGACGAGCCGATAGAAGTAGAAAAGCGCCCGGAATGGTTTAAGGCGTGTTGCAAATACGTTTGCCCCGGCTTTAAGATTGACGATTCGAATAAAAACTTAATGAATCAATTGTTTTTATACACAGAGGGGCGATCCGGGAAGCTAGACGCGAATAAAGGGCTATTGTTACGAGGCGACATCGGTACGGGAAAAAGCACTATTATGCAGATTTTAAACCGATATAGCTATTTCACACGTGGCAAAGCAAGGGGCGGCTATCCGGTCGGTGGTTTTAGAGTCGATTCGACTTCTGGCATTGCAAACAGTTTTTCGATGCGTGGAAAAGATGCACTAGAATTGTATACTTACAACAACGGTACGCCGCGAATGATCTGTTTTGATGAACTAGGACGCGAGCCAATCCCGGCAAAGTATTTCGGTACTGAACTAAACGTGATGCAGTATATTTTCCAATGTCGGTACGAGTTGAGACATGAGGCAATAACCCATGTTACAACGAACTTAACGATTAAGGAAATACAGACTATTTACGGCGCGTATATAGCGGATCGGATAAATGAAATGTTTAATGTCTTGGACTTGAACGGAGCTAGTAGAAGATAATTAATACAACGAAACCATGCGAAGCAGAAAAAAGAAACTTGTGTACTTTAAAAAGATTCCGGTTCGCGTCGATCTGGAACAATGGCAAAGGCTCGATAAGATTCGCGCTGACTACCATTTCAAAAGCACATACGAGATTATGCAGTACATTTTAGGCTGCTTTCTTCGGGTTGCTGATCCGATGCCAGGCGATGATGAAGAAGAAGTACTACCAGACGAAATCAAAGAAATGTTTTACGATTTATCACAGGCGGAACGACATTTCGAGTATGTAAAACCAAAACGAAAACTACCACAATACAAGGTAGACGAGATGAACGGACAAAAACGATTAGAAGGATTTTAATATGGTTAAAAAACTATCAAACACAAATTATTTGCGCGACGTATCAGTAGACCCCGTCGCAGTAAACGAACGGAACCGGAAGTATATCGACCGATTTGTTTCAGAGAATTATAACGGCTTAGTTGCCAAGTTCTCACCCTTAGACGGTACGATAAATTCAAGCGCTTTCGGAGCACTCGACAAATTAAACTCTACGATTATCTCGCTCTATACTGATCCGAATTTACACTTTGCGGATTGGGAGCGAGCGAAACAATATCTATCGAGCAAATTTACAGAAAAGGCAATTCGCGTTCCGGTGAAGAAGCCTGTAAAAAGCGAAGTAATAGAGAACGAGGACGAATTTATTAACGATTAATATTATCACTTCAATGAAAGACGTAGAACTATTTAACGACCATTTCCAGAACTATAAAACATACGGTATTCCGAAAGCACAACTAATCATTGCGGATATTCCCTATAACATCGGGAAGAATGCATACGGCTCTAATCCATCGTGGTATATCGACGGAGACAATTCTAACGGAGAAAGCGAATTAGCCGGAAAAGAGTTTTTCGATACCGATAAGGATTTTCGAATTACTGAATTTCTTCACTTTTGTAGCAAGATGCTCGTTAAAGAGCCGAAAGAAAAAGGAAAATCGCCCTGTATGATTGTCTTTTGCGAATTTGAACAACAATTCGAACTTATCCAGAAAGCGAAGGAATACGGACTTAGCAATTATATAAACCTCGTATTTAGAAAGAACTTTTCAGCACAAGTTTTAAAGGCTAATATGAAGGTCGTTGGTAATTGTGAATATGGTGTGCTTTTGTACCGGGAAAAACTTCCAAAGTTTAACAATGGCGGTCGTATGGTCTTTAATTGTTTTGATTATCCTAGAGATACAGATACACCGCGAATTCATCCGACACAAAAATCAGTGCCGTTGCTTGAGCGATTAATAGAGCTTTTTACCGATAACGGAGATGTTGTAATAGACCCATGTGCCGGAAGTGGGACAACATTACTTGCAGCCGCTCAATGCGGGCGAAAAGCATACGGATTTGAGATAAAGAAGAATTTCTATGCTGATGCGAATAAAATCATTTTGTCTCGGATGCAGCCTAGAATGTTTGTGTAGAATTAATAAACGATAGAATTATGGCAATATTAGATTAACTATACGACGATTGAGCATTTCGTGTATAGCCAAAATTTTAAGAATTGTATATACTTAGACTCGTTTGATTACTATAAACTGACCTTTTTCCAATTTCGATGTTAATTCTTTGTATTTTCTAAAAGCTTCATCTTTGGTCAGCAAAAAGTAAACAGAGTCAGTCATAATCGTTGTGAAAGTTCTAGGATCACATTGATAAAGAATAAAACCAAATAAAGACTGTTCCATAAGTATAAAATAAAAATAGGTTATACGACGATTCAAATGTAATTAATTTATCTAAGAAATAAAAGAAATAACAATAAATAGCCTTTTCGGGCTTTGTAAATTCTATAAAGAATGAATCAAACACAAAATAAATCAAAGTATTATTATTCCCCTCGCTTCCATCACTTCAATATCTATCGTCGCGATCCAGACGGAGACACAAAGGTAGATGATGCGGCAACGCAGGAAGAGGCGAAACGGAAAGTCTACGAGTTAAACGGATGGAATTACAAACCTAAAAATAACACGGTAAAATGAGTAAAGTAAAACAGTACATCGAACAAGCCACACACGAGCGTATCCGCTCACGTGGCTTAATCCGAAAAATCGCTATCGAAGCGGCTCGGATGCAGAGAGACGAAACGAGGCGGCAAGCTATCGAAGTGTATAAACAAATGTGTCCGTCTAAGAACTGCAAAGGTTGTGCAAGCCGGATACACAAACAGGAAACGCAGTCGACTCGATGCGACGGGAATTGTGCACGGATTAGATTACTTATTAACGGATTAGACCGGATCGAAACGTTATGTATATAATCAGGCGTATTCAATGCAAATCGGGCGATGTGTCCAAGACGCATTTAGTTGAGATAGAAACGGACGACATCGAGGCAACACGAAAGGAGTTGCACGATTGTTATCAATGTGATAAGATTCTTTTTAATTATGACGGACAATGAGTAGAAACCCGCATTACATTAAGATGATTAACTCCAACAAGTGGAAGTTACTTCGAGCTAAGAAGCTACAAAGCAATCCGGTTTGTGAAGTGTGCGAAGCGAACAATCGCAGTACACTTGCAACCGAAGTACATCACACCGTCCCGGTTGAGTCCGTGTCGCATGAACTCGGAATGAGACAACTAATGTTTGATTATAACAATCTGCAAAGCCTATGCCATTCGTGCCACTCTGATGCGCATCGACGTGCTTTCAGTCATTCGAAAGAGGCGGTTCAGGCGAATAATAAACGAGCTACGGAACGGTTTGTAGATAAGTTTTTAAAACTATTTTAACTACAATAATTCATTAGGTGGGGAGTTTTTAAGCAATATGAGCGTTATTAACAATATGACTAATATTATTGATATTATTACCTTTAAAATTGTATTATATTTACTAGAGATAGTATCAATTTTGCTTAGAAATTCCCTAATATTTATAGGTACATTTTCCGCTATTTTGAGAGAATAACATTTCTCAATAACCTTTGATGTTATCTTTTCTATAAAACTTGTAAGGATAGATGCAAATAGTACGATTACTATAAGCTCTAAAAGAGAAATGCCATTATCATCTGATGCATTATTTTCCTTAATGTCTTTTATTCCAATAATTTTCCCTTCTACTTTAAATAATGGTTGTGGATTTCCGATGTATATAATTTGAAATGTTAATCCATCTTGTGGCTCAAAATATTCCCATGATAAATTCAGGGATATACTGTCTATTTTGTTTATTTGAAAGTTTTTATTTTCTTTGTCTGTTTGCTTTTCAATTTTAAAATCGATAATTCTATTTATGTTTTCTAATCTTATTACAATTTTCCTTTTTATGTCTTTATCTTCTATGGGTAAGTCGCCATCATTCCATATCATTCCCTTTATCATATATATGTTTTCTGCAATGATAATTGAGTCTTTTTCAAGAACTCTTATATTAGGAGAAATTTTTTCATTGTCAAATATGAGAGAAGGATTATGTTCTATCTTGTAACAAATACTTTTTTCCTTTATGCCTTCTACATAAAAGTAAATGGTTAGTCCTATGCTAATAATAGCAATTGTTAATGTTATTATATTAAAAGGCTTTTTTATATCTTCTGAAAATGACAT